GCTCCCTTTACTTTTTTAGCCGTTGCATCATATTCGGCCTCGGTTACATAAGAATAAGAGGCTAGAAATTCTTCTTTTGAAATTTGAAAAAAATCCCTCATTTTTTCCCAATCAGTCGTAAAGTCTATCGATTTTGGAGTTCTCGAATAACCAATTACTAAAAAATCTATATCTTCAAAGTTTTCTATTTCATCTTTAGAAATATAATCCGCAAGTGAATTGTGGGTCTTGCCTCCAAACCAAGCCGTCCCGTCTTTAGTTTCCATAGGTATCCAATTATTTTTTTTAAGTTCTTTTATTTGTTTATCAGATAAAAACATTCTATTTCTCCTATTATGTGATTTATCGCATACCTATTATACATAAAAAAATAGGCGGGTCAAATACCCGCCTTTTCTTATCTTCCCCGCCTCCGTCTTATGGGTTTATTTTTTAGATGTTTTTCATAATCTGACCCGTATAAAAGTTTAGCTAATAAATGAAATAAAAACATTATGCAATTTTCCTATTCTCGGCCTTGGCCGTCACGTTTATGACAATTACATTTTCTTGTAAATCATTATCTAAAATTACACGTTTATAATTAAAAGCTATTAAATCATTTATTTGGGCTTTTTTCTTTATGCCTGAAATAGATAATCTTCTATCGCCTCTATTTACAGTTTTGTAAAATGAAATAGTACAAAGTGTATCATCTTCATAATAAGCTAATAACTTATGCTTTTCGCCATTAACCATTGTATCAAAATCAATTCCAAATAGTTTTGCAAAACGTCTTATACTAGTATTCGCATCTATTATAGATTTGTTTAACATTGTATTGGTTAATCTCAGTTGGCCAAAATCAGGGCTTAAAGTTTTTAAAATTTTATCTTCTTTATTCATAATCACCCTCCAATTTTTTAAGTTCTGAGAATTGTGAAATACCAAAATCATATCCTTGTTTATAATAGTGCATTTCTTTATGAAATTCAGCTCGATGTCCCTCTTGTAAAGCATCAGCAACTCCATCTTTAAAAGCTTTTAAAATTTTATCTTCTTTATTCATCGTTCGCCTCCTTAACATTAAAAAATTTAAAATATATTTCGTTTTTTTCTTCATCGCCAACATAATGACATTCAAAAGTAACCTCAGTTTTTTCTAAAGCTTTTTCAATAATATTATGTAATTTAAGCTGATCTACTTTCATATCAATTCTCCATTAGGTTTAGTAATTACAAATTGATCATCTCCCGTTTCTAAATCTCCATTACAATTTATTATAACATTGTAAAGGCAGTCATAGGTTTTATTGTCGGCCTCATCAATATGAAGATTTAGATCAAACCACCAATTTTTATATTTAAAACCGCCCCAAGAATCATAGATATCATCCGCTTTAATTCTGTCTTTTTTAAAATCCTGATAATATTTTAAGGCCGTATCTCTAAAATCTTTAAGTTTCCATAAATCTTTAAGTTTCATTATTAAGCCTCCACAAACTTTGAAAGATCGCCATCAGAACAATCCACAATATCTTTAGGACATTGAAAACGAGTATACAAAAGTTTAGCGTCTTGTAATATGCCTCGCTCTTTTTGGTTTCGTTCTTTCAATGAAAGCTCTCCATCTTCCCATAGACTTTCTTCAGCTAATCCACAAGAAATGTCATGCCAACATTCCCTAGCCTCAGCTTTGGTTTTCGGAAAAGCACCCCTGACATAATTCCATCTCGGATCATCGTCAGGGAATATAATTTTAACTCTGTTCATATCTAGCCTCCAAGCTATTTGTTTAAATTAAAATAACGATATGCGATTTTTTCTATAAGATCAAGTCAAAAGTTTTTTGCCAATCAAAAGGCTCAGGACAAAAATAATGTGGTTCTAATTTTATTCCTTGTTCTTTCAGCTCTATGGCTTGGTCAGCTCTATATAAATGAAGGCCTTTAGTACTTTTAACTAATATCCAAACGGAAGCTTCCTTATGTAAAGTTATCCAACTAATTTGTTGAGGACTTAAATTAACCGCATTAAATTTTACATATTTCAATTCTACAAAATGAAATTGATGTTTGTCATCACAGATTAGTAAATCAGGAAGGCCAAGGGTCATCCAATTTTCTATTCTACTAAGTCTTAATGGTTTATTGTATTGTAGTGAGGCTCTCTTTAATTGTTCGTACAGACCCGCTTCCTTTTTTGTCGGATTTGTTGTCCTCGTGTTCAATAACTTCTTCAGCGTATCTCGGTTCATTTTGTTTCAGTTCCTTCAAAGCTTTTAGGACTTCGTCTTTAGACATACTATCTATAGTCCCGTGACGGATTTCTGATTTATTAATATAAATATTTCCATTGGCTTGGCCTCGTCTATATTCTGCCTGAACAGCGGCTGAATAGGCCCCATTCTCTATAGCCAAATCTCTAATTCTTTGTAAGTCTCTTAAATGTCTTTTAAATGTAATACCATATTTCTCATCAAGTTCATCTCGATAAGCTTGGATAGCTCGACAGATATGTGGACAGATTTGAGGGTTAGTCATTTCATAAGCTCTAGTGTGAGCTGAAGAAGCTGGATACCCCGCATTAATTGCAGCTTCCCTCAAAGTTATCATTCCATCATTAGAAACAACTTCTTTTACAAACTTCTCTTGTTTCCTAGTAAGCTTACTATGAAGGTCAGCTTTTGGTCTTCCTCGACCCTTTTTCAAAGGCTTTAAGTTATTCATCCTATATATATAGACCAGAAAATATTTTTTTGCAAAAAACTTTTTCGCCCTTAGTAAGGCCAAAATCGATCTAATATTGTAAAGTTACATTTTTGAAATCAAATATGTAACCAAATATGTAACCATAGAATCCTTATGTACTAACGATTACAGAAGGAAGTTACATAAGTTACACCAGTTACACCTATATTTAACAAAAAATATTTTTTTTATTTTCAGCTCTATATATAAAGGAGATTAACAAATGTAACTATTTTTCTTTTTTCGTTTTCCAAAAATATTCGTCAGTATCTCCGAGTCGGGTCTGATTCCCATTCTCGACTTGGTACTCGATTGTACTAACTTTAAAGTCTGGCCGTAAAGGCTCGTGAGGCGTGAGACTATTATCATAAACTCTCATCCGATTATTTGGATAGACACAAAACTGACCATTATTCAATTCCAATAGATTAAAAGATTTATGTTCGTCAGGTGTTTCAGCTGTACTATAATCTATGGCATTAACATCGGCGTGATAATTATCTAGGGTAGCTATATAAGTTCCTTTTTGCAGACCAAAATCTCTGGTTAGCACCTCATAATCCATTGAACCGATGAATTGTTTATGAATAGCCACGATACCATAATCCATACAATTCCAGAACTGAAGATTATTAAGAGGTAGGTCGGGATTGGGTATTTCAGGTCTAGAAACAAACGCGCTAATAGGCAACTTGTCAAAGAGAGCCCCATACTGAGGCAAATAAGTCTCAAAATAAAATGCTCTGCCAGGAATAGATTTACATGAGACCCAGACCCCATCGACAAACTCACCAAATCCATCTTCCAAATCCCTTAAATATTCTTTCCTGACATAAACTTTTTGAGATGGTAGATTACAAATCAACTCACTCATATAATAATCTCACTAAGCGTTGTTTCGCGAGCCGCGGCATTTGATCTTTTGACCACGCGTCCATACTCGACTTCATTCATAGCTTTGGGACAATTAAGAACGGACCAATCTTCGTCAGGCATATTCTCATTTTTCTTTTTTAAATCTTTACAGATTTCTCTAAGACTTGGGTTGATTCTTTGCACACAATCAGGACAAGACATGGGCCGTGTCCTAATATGCTTTGTATTTTTTAATCTGATACCACAGTCTTTGCAATGATCTATACTATTTTTTGGCATTTAATAACCTCGTTTAATAACAGTTAGACTATTTGTTAACAATGCGGCCATTTTTGCATTATCGGCTTTTTTTAATTTGGATACTTCCTCATTAACAAGGCCTTCTATTTCTAAAATAGCCTCTGCCCATAATGGCATTTCGTTAATATTAATCCAAGTTTTTTCTTTGCTCATTTAAATATCTCCTTCAGTTTTTCCAAAAAGGTCTGTTTGTGGGGCGTGACCCGTGGGTCGAGAATGTGGAGTTTCCACACGTTCTTCATAGTCGTTTGGCTTTTCATAGATGCGCCGTGATGGTGGGATCCAGAAAAGTTTTGTTTCAGTTGTTTTATTGCTGTGCTGAGTGCCGTTCCATATGAACCAAGCGTAGCTTGTAGCTGTCGAAGCAGTTGCGGACAGGCGTCCTTTAACGATTGGTACTCGCTCACTAAATTGCGCGATAATTGCTGGCGGATTTGGTTTAAATAATCTTTCATATCGACCTATACTTTCCATAAATTGAGTTCGTGCGAAGATTGCCACACATTTCCTAGTCATAGGAAGGGCTTTACGGACAAATTCTTCAGCTAGATTAAAAGGTGGGTTGGTAATGATATAATCGTAGGCACCGATTACCTGACTATACTCCAAGGCAAGAAAGTCTTGGATACGATCTTGGCCATAATCAGCTATGTCACATGATTCGACCTTGGAGAAATGTTCTCTAAGGACCTTGACCATGTGTCCACCACCGCAAGCTGGTTCAAGACAACTATCGTCAGACTTTTCTATTCTAGGAAACAATGCAAACTGAGGTTGCATGAGCACTTGCCAGAAGAGAGCTCTGGTAGCCCAAGGCGGAGTTGGAAAATAATCCAGACTATCGCTATCCTCGTGCCGTTGGCTCATCACGGCATGGGTTGTGTTTTGCGCGTTCATGGTGCCACTTCCCTACGTTTTATACTTCTTAATTGTAGATGAACTTTTATTCCAAACTCATAGCCTCGTCTATAATAGGCAGAAGACTTTTTGTCCT